TAGGACGTAGGTTAGTAAGCGTACCTGTAGCTAAGCCTGCTGCGGCGCCTAGCAAAGGGTTGCCTGACTTCTCTGTCACGCCTTGCGTTACAGCGGCGGATGCAGGCGCGGTAATAACTTGCGACAGTGGGGCTTGAGACATAACTTGACCAGCACGGCCTAACATGCCTGGTACGGCTTTAACTAGACCTGCGGCAGATGACTCCACGCCTGCAGGGGTTAATGCGCCACTTGCAACATCAAGTATACGTTCGCTAGTAGTCTCAGGTTTAGGGCCACCTAAATAGTTCTTAATGACTTCAGATGTAGGACGTACATTTTTACCAGCAAGTGCATTGTAAGCACTTATGACTGCATCACTTATAGGCACAGCCGCAGAACCAATTAAAGCGCCAGCAGGCACGGTAATAGGTGCGGCAGGGCCACCTAAAGCTCCTAACGCTGCACCGGCAGTAGCACCTAAAACACTAGGCGCTGCACTACGCAACGTAATGCCTGCGCCACGCGCAAGTGATTCCATCTTAGTTGTAGGCGGTGCAATATGCGCTAAGATTTCATCCGGAGAATAGCCTTCATTCAATGCGGTTGAAATCTTAGGGTCTTTATCTTTAATATGCTCAATAATTTCCGCGTCAGAATACCCTGCACGACGAGCTGTATTAATCTGATCTCGATATTTATCGGCCATATTACGTCCTATTTAAATATTTCATCTAAAGTCTTAGCACCTTTTTTAGCCGCACTAGCTCGGCCTTCAGGTATGCCCGCCGTGTAATCGGTTACTTCAACGCTATAAGGAAGAATAGTTTTAGTTTTATCTTCAACTGTTTTAACCATTTTGTTATGCTTAGTAATAGCGTTTTGCGCGGCTCTGTTATTAATACCAAGAATTTTACGGATAGCTTTTTCGTCCATTTTAATGTCGCCCGCAGCGGCTTTCAATGCGTATTCCCTATCAGCATCAGACAAGCCAGTACCCGCACCAAACTGTTTAATAATTTTAGCGGTGTTAGAGGCCATTAACGCACCGTATGCTTGTGAGTTTTGTGCGGCGTCAGCGTAACCAAAATCAATACCAGCTTGGCTAAGACCTTGGTTAAGTGTAGTAAAGAAGTTAGCGCCTACACCAGTAAGCATGCCTTTATCTAACAAGGTTTTACCGACCATATTAGTAGCTAGTATTTGCGCCGCGTCTTCAGCGCCAGCTTTACTGGTTTTTAATATCTCAGCTTGGTCTTTACCTACTTGTTTTTCAAACTCTTTTTCTTGCGCATTATTTACGTTAACTACGGTGCTTGCCGCAGGTTTATTGTATGTAGGCGCTGCTGAACCTTCTACGGGCGTTGCTTTACCCGATAACTGGTCTATGCTAAGTACACGGGTAGTAGGTACACCGCCAACCATTACGTTTTGTTGGTTTTCAAATTTAGGCAATAGTTTGTCCGCTTCAAGTGCAAGACTTGACGCCCATTGACGAATAGCGTCAGGGTTTTCGCCTAACGCGGTTAGTTCTGCTACATCGTCTTCAACGTCTTCACCAAGCATACGCCCTGTTTTACGGACTGTGTTAATTGCATTGGCTAAAGTAGGGTTACCAATAATACTACCCACGGTGCTTTTATATATATTGTGTGCTTTAGATATGGCATCTAATTCAGCGGTTTTAGCTAAAGTTTTTTCTCTACCTGTTTCAGCTTGAAACTTCTCATACGCTTGACCTATTTTAGGAGAAATGCCGTAAAGACCTTTAGCAAAATCAGGTGAAGACATGTCTTGCTGGGCAAAGTAATTACGGACAGCTTCGTCTTCAGCCATTGCACGTTGTTTTTCTTGCATAGCAAGTTGATTGACTTGACCAGTTTGTTGTGCATTTTGCAACTCGTACATTTTTGCCATCTGATTGATAGGCGATTCAAACTGTATGGGCTTAACGCCTAAGGCAATATTTGGATCTATTGGCATAATTATTTGTCCTTTATACTACGCGCTTTGCGGAAGCAATCTATTTAACATTTGGTTTTGATTGTACGTGTTAGCTATACCGCCCAACGCGTTAGACCATGCGTTAGCGCTACCAACGTAACCTGACGCCCGTGCATTGCCAGCGTTCATGTACGCGTCGCCAGCTTGGTTAGCGTAGTTTTGACCTGCTGCACCTACTTGATTAGCGGCAGTCTGACCTGACCCCATTAGACTTTGTAGCGGATTAAGTTGGTTAGCACGGTTAGTTTGATAACGATTAAACGCGTTGGTGTACTCTTGCGACGCCATGTCTTGACCGTAACGTGTAGCGCCGCGTAATGTGGCACCTGACAACAAGCCGCCTCTAGACGCAGCCGTACGATCTAACGCTTTCATACCTTCTGATATACGGAACGCATAGCCTGGGTCAGCTTGAAAGTCCGCCATGCTAAAGTCTTTAGCGTACTTACCGCCAGCACCTGGCGCTAACCCCATGTAATCCAATAGTTTGTTTTGCGCCGTCAGCCCCGCCTCTCGGAAGGGCTTTTGCAGCTCAATCTGTTTATCAAATTGTTCTTTTTGTAGTTGCGCTGCGTAATCTGCTGAGGCAGCTTGCGTATTGGCCGCGTTTTTAGAGGCTTTACTGCCTAACACGCCGCCAAGTAGTCCTACGCCCGCAGATAATAAATCACCGCCGGTTATGCTACCTACTATCTTTCCTATCCCACTAAATAATCCCATGATTACTTCCTTTATTTATTTGTCATTATTGCACAAACTTCGACCTACTGTTTATTCCTCAACGATAACTTGCCACACATCATCCGGTATCATGCTTTGTTTGTATTAAGTTACAGGCTCATCATTAACGTATCTAACCCTAATAGTGCCATATAACTTACTTGTTATATCGCCAGCAGCAGGTACACTTACTGTACTAGATGGAATAAAACATACGCCAATACTAGCCGCTACATCAGCGCTAACTTGTGTGCTAAATGATGCGCTAAAGTTAAATAAGGGGCCTACTGATCCAGGCACTTGTAATGCTTTAAACAACCCTAATTGTTTTACAACATAACCGCCTGCGCCAGCTTGATTATACACAATACCTAACGCATATTCGGCAGTAGCCGCTAACCCATCCATAGCAATTTCACCAGACACTTCTAACGTAGCGCTAGCTGACCCAGTTAAACCTAAAGGACAATGGTAATAATCAGGCGCAGGGAAATATATTCTACCTGTAGCCGTAGTAGTGTTTGCAGGGTTTAATATTTTTGAATAGCCTACAATACTAGATGTAGGAAACCCTATAACTGTTACATTTGACGTACCAAACGTAGTTACAGTTGCAGAAACTAAAGCTGTCCCTGCTGTAATGTTAGCCGTTACATCGTATACATTAAATATAGCTACCGTGCTATTACTGCTATAGCTTTTGCCATTTACGGTCATACCCCTAACAAGTCCTGTTTGCCCTGCTTTTGTTTCAATATTAGGGCATGTATTACTAATAGCCGCTATAACAGATCCGGTTAAAAATATTAAGTTTGGCTTAATAGCTTTTGTTAAATCTTCGCTATATATACGGAAATGTCGAAGGCCCGTAATATTAGATACTAAAGAATTAATTGTATACGTATCATCGCCAAAGGTAGTGCTACGGCAATTAAAAATAATGTTTTTGCTGTAATCTAAACCATAGGCTTCAGTGTATACATCGTCTATCGATACAAGCCCGGTAAATAAATCAAACCCAATGTATTCACTAAATGAATGTGCGCCTGTATAACCTAGTCCTAATTGCGTTGCGCCATTATGCGTAGTGCCAAATCCACAAATACGAACTGCATTTGCACATCGGTTATAACCCATGCTTGTGCATGAAGTATTGTTTGATACATTAATAGACCATAGCCCATAATCACAATCTGTAAAAGACGTGTTATACGCATAGGATGACGATGAATATTGCGGGGCGTAAAAGCCGTATTCAAAGGCTTCAATACCTACATTTATAAAATAAAAGCCAGTTTCAACCGCTGACGTTGTACCAAAACAAACACCAGTTTGCCCTGCAGATTTAATAAAAATATCTCTAGCGCAAAATAATAAACTAGTAGCGCCGCCTTTTATGAAATCACCGCCTTTTGTATCTATAACTGTTGAGCTTGTGCGTTCATAATAATTATTTACTACAGCTTCGCCTTGAATAGAAAGCGTAGTTACGCCTACTGGTATAGTAAGATTTTTAGCGTAGTATGTCCCAAAAGGTACAGTTATTGAACCGTTACCCGCAACTAAGGCTGCGTTAAAAGCCGCGCTATCGTCTGCTACACCATCGCCTATAGCGCCAAAGTCTTTAACACTTACTGAGTCTTGTAGTTTAGTTTGAACTGTCCTAATGAAGTCAGCAGTACCTGAGCCTGATCCGATACCAGTAGCAATAAAATATATACCTACGGTGTTACTTACAGCGCCAATTGATTGAAAGTTTGTCGAACCAATTGAAGTAATTAGATACGTCTGTCCAATAATAAAACTGCCCGCTGTTACGCTGTAGCCTGAATCATAAGTAATGCTAGACGCATCGTTAACGATTGGTGGTTGAGGTGACGCGGGGATATTATCTTTAGACCAAATCTGAACGTCAGCGGCGTTCTTTAACACAAACTTAGTTGCGTAACCATTAGGCAACCATATCTGTTCAGGTACACGACCTGCAGAGTCTAATATAATTGGGTTTTCGTTAGCCGTTGATCCCGTTGAACTGGTGTACGTAGGCAATGGTGTAGTCGTACCCGCGAAGTACGTGTACAATAAACCGCCAGCTAAAGGGACTCCGTTGTTATCGAAGAACTGTGCGCCTGCACCGGCTAAAGGGGAAAAGTTAACAAGCATTTATTACTCCTAATGTAACAATAGCCCCTAACAGCGTGGCTACCCAATCCCATACATCTGCTGTATGATTAGGATGCGTATAATCATACCACTCTTTTGCGCCTGCTACTATAGCTACAAGCAGTAAAGCCCAGTATCCTATGACAAAGTATGTTACAAGTGCCAAGATAGCGCCTGAACTAAAGTGCGCTTGCTTATCTAACGGCACTGGTATGCGTGGGCTAGACAACTTCATAAACAATGTAAATAGTTTTTCTATCATACTATGCTCGTTATAATCCCGTCAGTGACGGTAACTGTTTTTAAATCAACGGTAGTAAAAGTACCCGTTGCGCCTATGTTTTTAACGGCTATTGTACCTAGCCCTAAATTAGTTCTAGCCGTAGCTGCATTGGCTAAATCAGATAAGTTGTTAGCCCTGTACGCATAGGTTGTGTCTGCGCCTGTTGCAGTCACGCCTAAGTTAGTCCTAGCTGTGGCTGCGTCGGTGCCTGCAGTGCCACCGTTAGCTAAACCTAATGTACCTGCAAGCGTAACCGCGCCTGTGGATGTTGTGCTAGGTGTCAGCCCTGTCGTGCCTGCGCTAAACGACAACACGCCTGTGTTGGCTATGGTGACGTTACCCGTAGCGCCTGATACGCTAACTCCTGCACCTGCAAGGTTAGACAGCACACCAGTGTTGGCTATGGTAATATCGCCAGGCGCATTAGTAACACTTATGCCTGACGCAGGTGTTAAAGTGTTAAGCACGTACCCGTTAGCTACATCGCCTATCAATAGTTGACCGTTAGCAGGCTCTGCGCCTAAGCCTGTACCGCCGTTAACAATCTGCACAATACCTTGGTTAGACCCCACAATAGTATAGATATTGTTAAGGAACCGAAACCATTGGTCTGATACAACGCCTGTCTGCGGATCGACAAGCATGACGCGAGGCGCAGGGATGCGGGTAATATTAAGCATTAGTTCCGCTGATAATTAATTCAGCGCCCATGATAGCTATTTTAACTGGGTCAGTGCCTGACACCTCGTACACACGATCACGTAGTTTTTGTGTCATGCCTAGACGACGCCATATACTACGGAAGCCGTATTGACCAATTCTACCCATTGAAACCCAATGCTCGTTAGACCAAGTGTGGCCGCCATCATCAGCCCAGCGCAACATAATCTCAGGATTAGCGCCTTCTACTGTATACACAGACACTAATATCAAGTCACCTGACTCAGTAGTAAGGTCGTTGTTAGACTCTGTGGCTAACACGCCTGTTAGCGGGTCAAACGGGTCAATACCGTTCAAGCCTACGCCGGACTCAATTTCTAATTGAAGACTGTGTTGAGCAGTACGTTTTAAGTTGTTCTGACCGCTAGGTAGCGCTCTCCATGAGCGTAGCCATTTTTGAGGGTTGTTGTTGTCTGCGTATACATCTAGGTCAAACTTGTAGATGTTACCGTTCTCGTAGTCGCCTACAAGTGTTGTAGATTGGAAGTTGCACTGACAATTTGAACGATGACGTGTGAACTCACCGTTAGTTAAGTAAGCACGTTCATGCCACGCGCCAGTAGCAACATCAAATACCCATGTGGCATTGCCAGTGGGGAACGATATAACGTAGAACGCATGACCTTCTTGTTGGTATGTGTAAGCCACAGCGTCTGATACATCGCTGTAGCCTTGGATAGCGTATTCAATAGCATGCGTTGATACGCGTTGTGATGCGTAGCCGTTAGACCTATACACAACACCAAACCCGCGTGGGTCGTTGCCTAACCAAAATAAGGAGTTGTCTAGCTTTGCTACAGAATAAGGTGCGATACAACCTGTCTCATTGAACGCACCTTGAATAGGTACCAACGGGAAGTCGGTAGCACCGGAGTCATACCAAACCTCTGTCGTGTCTGTACCAAATACCCATAGCTCACGGTGGATAGCGTTAACGGCTACAACGCCGTCAGGTGAACCTTCGGCACTGGCAAAATCTAACGGATCGACGGATGTACCATCTAGTAGTTGTGTAATCCATATCTTTTGGCTGTCAGGCTCATTGTATATAAAGTATCCGTCTAAATACGTAACAGTGGCTGCACCGGTAAAGTCAGGGTCTGTTATTTGTGCAAATACGTTAGTGACTTCATTGTATATGTAGCCGTTAGGATTGGCTGCAATAAAGATTTGTATACCGTTATCAGCAAACGTAACGGGGCCTGATCCTGCAACATCGCCTAATTTTACATAGGTATAGTTAGGGTATATCTTATAGAACTCGGTGCCTGATACGCAGTACGCATCGGCGCCATTGGTTTGATGCGCCCAAAGCCCGCGGATGGGGCCTGAGCCAATTGTTACTAATTTGTCTAGCCCAGGCGCACGATTGAGATAGCCTATCTCAAGACCGTTTTCAGGCGTAGCTTCCGGAAACAAGTTAACCATGCGGTTGTCCGCGGCGTTAATTGACCTAGCTACATAAGATTGACCTAAGATTGGCGTTTTCATTAATTGCTCGCTACGATAACCCAGTTTGTACCATTACTTACTAATGTTGCCCATTTACCCGCAGTTGCCGCAAGGATAGCCGTGCCGGCCGCACCGCCAGCAATAGGCACCACATTAGCAGACGCTGAAACTACAGTGCCTGCAAATTGCGTAACAATATGAAGTTGTCTGCCTGTAAAACTAGCAGGAGCAGGAAGTGTATACGTTGACGCAGCCGTAGTCTGAATAATTGTATGATCAGTTGCCAAGACTGTATATGTAGCGTTTGCGTTAGTTACAAGGCTAATTGTTAGCGTAGTAAACTTACCTGTGCTTGCTGAAGTAACACCAATTGGCAAGCCGTCTATTGACCCTGTGCCACTGCTTGTAAGAACAGGGTTTGATATTGTAGGCGCTGTACCAAACACTAAAGCGCCGGTACCAGTTTCATCTGTTACCGCAGACGCTAAGTTTGCGCTTGATGGCGTAGCTAAGAACGCCGCAACGCCTGTACCTAATCCGCTAATGCCGGTAGCCACTGGTAAACCAGTAGCGTTAGCTAGTGTGATTGTAGGCCCTGTAGCGAATACTAATGCGCCTGTACCGGTTTCATCGGTTACAGCGGTTCGCAGATTGGCGCTAGAAGGCGTTGAAAGGAACGTGGCAATACCTGAGCCTAGGCCTGAAACACCGGATGAGATAGGTAAGTTGGTACAGTTAGTTAACGTACCTGAAATTGGCGTTCCTAATGCTGGCGCTGATAACGACACATTAGTAAAGAAGTTAGCGATTGAAATTTGTTTCGTTACGCCACTTTGAACAAAAGGTAACACATCGGCATTTGTAGTCGAGGTGGTTGACGGTAATT